CCTTACCGTTGGCGGCAACCTTTACCTGAGGTCGGTGACTACGATTCCTGAGGGCATCAGCCTTACCGTTGGCGGCGACCTTTACCTGAGTGCGGTGACTAAATACAAAGGCGATCAAGTTCCAGAGCTACGTATCAATCGTAATTTCTTTTGGACGAAGGAAAGCAAAACATACGCGTTGATAGATGGTATTTTCTGCGAAATACTCGACAAAAAAAGATTGCCTGGCAGTACCGATAAAATAGTTATCTATTCTGCTAAATCAGTAAATAAAGAAAACTACTTCTTCATAGCTAACTCAAATGAATACTACGCACACGGCGATAGCATTAAGAAGGCCATCGAAGATCTGCAATTCAAGATAGCTTCTGACAAACTGAAGAAAGAGCCGATAAATGCAGATACCCCGTTAACGGTTCAGCACTACAGAGCTATCACCGGCGCATGCGATATGGGTTGCCGTCAATTCCTACAGAAATACAATATACCATTCCATACAATAAATGATGGTAAGACTACTGTAGAAGATGCGCCGATGCTTGCTAAGGACCTATTGCCAATCCTTCAAAAAGATAACGCCTACGGATACGAACGCTTCAAAAAACTGGCAACATTCTAATGATGATCCTATACCAAGTGAAGTTAGACGATGTAATCTACTTCACGATTATGCCAAAGGCATCTATAGTGATTGCAAAATTTATCATTCATGCTTCTGACAACCATATTATAGAAATATGGAACAGATATAAAACTTCAATTTAAGTGGAACAATTAAGAAAAGCTACAAGAAAGAAAGCTAAAATAAGGCTCGGGTTTTCATCCGTTAGCGGTGGTGGTAAAACAGTATCAGCACTTCTTATGGCATACGGTATGACCGGCGACTGGGATAAGATCGCAGTTATCGATACAGAAAATGAAAGTGCAGATCTGTATGCAAATCACACTTTAGATAGTGGTTCAACTATCGGTGAATTTCTTGTATATCCGTTAAAAGCTCCGTACACCCCAGAGCGATACAAGGAAGCTATCTATGCATGCGAAAATGGCGGTGTAGAGGTTATAATTATCGATAGCATAACGCACGAATGGGATGGTGCCGGCGGTTGCCTGGAAATACTTGACGAGTTGACTAAAAAGGACCCTAAGCATAATTCATATGCTCAGTGGGCTAACGTTACACCTCGTCATCAGGTGTTCATTAATGCAATACTCCAAAGCCCATGCCACATATTTACAACTGTTCGCCGTAAGCAAGACTATGATATGTCTAATCAAAATGGCAAAACAGTTATTACAAAGGCCGGGCTGAAAGAGATAACACGAGAGGGGTTTGAATATGAACTTACCGCTAACCTCGAGCTTGACCAGCTTCATAACGCAACAGCGTCGAAGGACCGTACAGGGCTATTTCACGGAAAATCATTTACCCCTTCTATAGAGTGGGGTCAGTTACTTAAAGATTGGTGTGAAAGCGGAGTTGACGTAAAGGTAGAAGTTGAGACCGCTATCAATATGTTATCTGCCTGCAACAATATGGATGAGTTCACAATACTGGGAGAAGGACTACCTGACTACGTTAAGACCGATGCGTCATTCAGAGCTGCAGCATCAAAAAAAATGAACGAATTAAAAACACCATCTCATGCATAGCGAAATGAATGCTTTGTCAATAGTATCGCTTTTTGATACTACCGCCGAACAGAGGACAACTTTTATTCAAAGCCTGATCAATAAGTTGGATGATGGGGATATATCCCCGCTCAAAGTCCACCGATATATAAAATCTATGGAGGATATATGCTTCATGCTGACTTCTACAGATGAGAAGAAGAACAAAAGCTTCAATCTGGCTAAGTCGTATCGAGATTATTTGCTCAAAGAGGCCAATAAGTATTCTGGTAAAAGCTTCGAGGCCGAAGGTGCAAAGTTTGAGATCAAAGAAACAGGCACTAAGTATGACTATTCAGGATGTGGAGATGTCGAATATAATAATCTTTTGATTGAAAAGAAGGCGCTCGATGATAAGATAAAGGCGCGTGAAGGATACTTAAAGAACATACCATTAAAGGGAATAGAGGTCCTGAATGAAGATGAAGTTGTCACACTCTACCCACCTATAAAGACATCCACCACATCGTTAGCCATAAGTCTAAAATAGATGCTTTACAAAACAAATGGAAGCATTGACGGTAACGGAAAACTGAATGTGTTTAACAGAGATCAGCTTTTACACTGGATATGTTCCAATGCCAATAAGGACATAACTATTACTATCAAAACAAGGGGCAATAAGAGATCAAATAAACAAAATGCCTACTACTGGGGAGTTGTTATCTCGATGGTTACTGATAGACTGGTAGAGCTGGGCAATGACTTTGACGAAGAACGTACCCATGAGTTTCTAAAGACCAGGTTCAACAGCGAGCAGATAGAGTTAAAAGATGGGCACTACATAGACGTGGCAAGAAGTACCACTGAGATGAACACAAATGATTTCATTGCCTACATAGAAAAGATACAACAGTTCGGCGTTAGCATGCTTGACATCTACATCCCGGACCCTAACGAACAGCAAGAGTTTAAAATCTAAATATGAGCAGCATTACTATTAAAAAGGCGCAAATTAAGAACGGGACTACATTGTCCGTTGAGTACTCCGAGCAGGTAAAGAACGGAGTCGAGAACATTAAAAAGGATTGTACGCCACCGATCCATGACGATCTACGGAGGGCATTCGGCCGGTTGAACATTCACCTCGGGCTACTTACGGAGCAGGTAAGAGAAGATGAAAGTTCTGCTTTGGTTCCTGTTCAGTATGGCTTTAATGATGAACCGGTAGAGGACACTGAGATGTACAATCTTGACAACATCAACCATGCTATAGCTAAAGAGCTGGAGTGTACGGGGTTTACTATAGGTGGCACTGGCGATAGCGAAGGCGTTTGCCTTATCGGTAACCGCCGGTTGAGGGCTGCAAGGGTTATTAACCTTGTAAGTCCTTTTCAGAAATGGTCAAATGACGTGTATGAATACGACTATGTAAATGGATTGGCAGAGCACATTGATAATTGCAAGGCGGAAGTGCATGCTTACCTGTTTGAGGGTAAACAAGCTCCAGATCCACAGATGGAGTTGTCGTTTCCGGGCGAAAACGAGGGTTAGTTAATACATGGGTTATGCCTGGCGGTGTCTACCCTCGGGCTTTTAAAATCACTCTATAAAATACGCTTGAATAGCTGACTGATGGCCAGTAACCAAGTACCGAAAAAAGACCAGCTGATACACGACTGGGTACGTCTGGGGTGGGTAGTACTCATCTGTTGGATATTGATAGAAATAAAAAAATAAATACAATTAGTTAGTTACAAGTAAATCAATAAATTATGACATCATACGAACAGTTGATTTCCAGAAAGGAATACCGGCGCTTAGAAACTGGTTTCGATGTAGCTGGAGGTTGGAAGCATTTATCGCCATTTCAACAGTACTGTGTGAAAAAGGCTTTGAAGGCCGGTAGATTTGCTCTGATAGAGGATTGCGGTTTGGGAAAGACCAGACAGCAAATTACATGGGCTGATGAGGTGGCAAAGCATACAGGTGGGCCAGTGTTAATATTAGCTCCGCTGGCAGTTGTAGAGCAGACAATTACAGAAGGTAAAACAATAGGCTTAGCAGTCACTAACTACTTTGATGTGCAGGATCATCCGTGTGGTATATACACTACGAACTATGATCAGTTAGAAAATGTTGATGTCAGCTTATTGTCCGGTATTGTATTGGATGAAAGCAGCATATTGAAAAACTTTAGCGGAGCTACCCGCAACTTACTTGTTGATCTGTTTAAAGATACTCCATTCAAATTATGCTGTACCGCAACGCCATCGCCTAACGATGAATTGGAAATAGGCAATCATGCCGAGTTCCTTAACGTGATGACCAGCCAGGATATGAGGGCAATGTTCTTCACGACCGATAAGGAAATTATAAAGGGGAACAAATACAGGCTGAAAGCTCATGCCGAAAAGATTTTCTACAGGTGGATGAGCACCTGGGCGCTGATGATATCTAAGCCAAGCGATATAGGCTATAGCGATGAAGGTTATGTATTGCCGCCACTGTACTTTATTGACAGGCAAATAGTAACAGCCAAAAAAGATAATGGACTGCTATTTAATGATGTGCACGTAAGCGCTACCGGGCATAACACAGAGCTGAAGTTAACAACAGCTGAACGTATGGCATGCGCGGCGGAACTGGTAAACGGAAATATAGAACAGTGGATAGTGTGGGTAGCGCATGATGAAGAAGGTGAATTGTTAAGAAAGCTGATCCCGGATGCCGTAGAGGTAAAAGGAAGTGATAAGAGCGATATCAAAAAGAAGAATCTATTAGGCTTTGCTAATAATGAATTCAGGGTACTGATAACTAAGGGCAAGATAGCTTCAATGGGGCTTAACTACCAAAATTGCCAACATCAGCTATTTACAAGCCCTGACTTCAGTTTTGAAAAACTATATCAGTCTGTTAGAAGAAGTTATCGATTCGGACAGCTAAAGCCTGTATGGGTTTACTCCCTTACTACTGACACGATGCAGAATGTATCGCTGTCTTTAAGGATAAAGGAAGCCAAGTTCCTGAACATGCAGGCGCAAATGCGTGCGGCAATGCTGGAATACTGGAATGCTGAAGAGCCGGAAGAACCTGCAGAAGATGTAGTAACCGATAACTACACGCTGATAAACGGTGATTGTATCACAGAAATTTATAACCGCATACCTGACAATAGTATTGACTATAGTTTCTTTTCCCCTCCATTCGGGGCTATGTATGTATTCAGCAATGATCCGCGTGACTTCAGCAACGTGAAAGATAATGATGAGATGTACGATCACTTCAGGTTCCTGACACCTCAGCTATATAGGGTATTAAAGCCAGGTAGACTGATATCTATGCACATTATGCAGTCTACCACCTTACTTGGCCGTGACGGTCATTATTCAATAAAGGATTTCAGGGGTGATCTTATCAGGCTATTTCAGGATGCAGGATTTTACTTCCATGCTGAAGTGATGATAAGGAAGGACCCCAAAACGGCAGCCATAAGGACGAAAAACAGGCAGCTGATGCATGGCACCACTAAACAGGATAGCAGTATAGTTCGCCCAGGGCTTGCAGATTATATTATCACCTTCAGGAAGCCCGGAGAAAACGAAGAGCCAATAAAAAACGATCTGCCATTTGATCTATGGTGCAAAATAGCAGAACCAGTATGGATAGATATTGAGGAAGGTGATACAGTAAGGTACATGGATGCTAAGGACACTAAAGATGAGCGGCACATCACCCCAACGCAGCTGGAGCCTATCCGCCGTTGCTATCTGATGTGGACCAATAAAGGAGATACAGTACTAAGCCCAATGGCCGGAGTAGGAAGCGAAGGGAAAGTGGCAATTGAAATGGATAGGAAAGCTATTCTTATAGAGCTGAAGAAAAGCTACTTCGGTAAACAGGTTGGCATTATGGCCTCCGCACAACAGGCAAAGGGCCAATTGACATTATTATAAAACACAAGTACCAACACTATTCTAATATGACTATCCAAGCTAAACTACCAAAACCAGATTTAAGCAACCACCTGATAGGCCCTGATAATGTTGATGACTTTATACGCAGCATTACAAAAAAGGCTGTAGAGCCTGAGCTGTTAGTTATTGATCTGTTTTGCGGTGCCGGTGGTACCAGTACAGGGTTTGAAATGACTGATGGTCGCGCACTGGTGATTGCCTGTGTGAACCATGATAAGAACGCCATTAAGAGCCACTGGGCCAATTATAAATATGTTGCTCACTTTCAAGAAGATATACGCACATTGGATCTTACCTGCCTGGTAAAGCTGGTGAACTTCTACAGGGCTATGTATCCTAATGCGCGCATAGTTCTTCATGCATCACTGGAGTGTACCAATTTCAGCAAGGCAAAAGGCAGCCAACCGCGTGATGCTGATAGCCGTACCCTTGCTGAACACCTGGAGCGTTACATCCAGTATCTGAACCCTGACTACATAACTATAGAAAATGTAGTAGAGTTTATGAGCTGGGGGCCACTGGATGAAAACGGCAAGCCTGTCAGCAAAAGGAACGGCATAGACTATATGCGCTGGTGCAATATGGTTAACAGCTATGGTTACCGTGATGAATGGAAAGAACTGAACAGCGCCAACTTCGGAGCTTATACCAGTCGTAACCGCCTGTTTGGCATATTTGCTAAGGATGGGTTACCTATTTCATGGCCTTCAGCCACTCACGGAAAGGTAAAGAAGGCAAAGACTGGCTTACAGGGTAGCTTCTTTGATATGCACGAGCTGAAGCCGTGGAAGGCAGTAAAAGAAGTACTGGACTTTACCGATGAGGGTAAAAGCATTTTTGAACGGGCGAAGCCACTGAGTGATAAAACACTGGAGCGCATATATGCCGGCCTTATAAAGTTTGTAGCAGGTGGTAAAGATAAGTTCATGGCTCAAACTTATGCTACAGCCAGTAATAGTGATGGTACCTATACCTGTGACGGACCTGCACGAACTGTAACTACCAGGGACAGTCAGCAGATAGTACAGCCGGTATTCCTGAGTACGTATAATGGCGGCAATGCAGAGTTTAGGAATAAAGATATAAATGAGCCATGCAAAACCCTTACTACCCGTAATTCTCATACGCTGGTTAATGTGGCATTCATCCAAAAGCATTTCAGCGGCCACCCTGAAGGTAAAGTAACCAGTATAGAAGAACCGGCCGGCACATTAACAACCGTTTGCAACCAAAGCATGGTATATATAGTGCAGCGTAACGGCGGTAATCCTGATGGAAAAGTAGTAGATGTAAACGGTCCGGCAAGGACATTGACAGGTACCGGCGGCAATCAGGATGTTACGTTCATCAGCGTATACCATGGTAACGGTGCCAATGTGCATAGCGTAGATGGTCCTGCACCAACCATACCGACAAAAGATAGCCAGGCGCTTGTAATGTTAGTATCTCATTACGGAAACGGTAGCACACTGGACACTGATCAGCCACTGGGCACCATAATGACCAAGGATAAGGTAAGCATAGTGTAGCCGCACTTTATGATGAGCAATTATAGTAACGGTGACAATACAAGCCCTGTAGATACTGTTTGCCCGTCTATAACTACCAATCCAAAAGCTAACCTTGTGACTGCTGAACCGTTCATTATGCATACCAACTACAGCAATTTGCCATCGGGCATAGATGAAGTGCACCCAACCATAACAGCTAACAGGAAGTGGAGCTACATTATAAACCCAAGCCATGGCGGCAATGTGAGCGAAACAGATAGCCCGTGCCCGGTAATAGTTGCCAGACAGGATAAGGCCCCGCTGTATATATGTTTACCTGTATCCCTTCGGCAAGCTCAGGATGACAAGACAGAATACCAGATAGCCATACGTGTAGATGAAGGCGACAGCGATATAATGATGCAAATAAAGGAGTTCATGTGCCTGTATAATATTGTTGATATTAAAATGCGCATGCTGAAAATACCCGAGCTTCTGAAAATACAGGGATTTCCGGCTAGCTACGTACTAATAGGCAACCAGAGCGAACAGAAGAAGTATATAGGTAACAGCGTGGTACCTGTAGTGATACAGCAGATGGCGTATTCATTGTGTAATTCACTTAAGTCTTTATCATGAAACACCCACACTTGCCAGAAGATCAGCTATTAAGAATTATCGATGAAGAGCCAGGCATTACTATTGCCGACTATAGATCTTTCCTGCATGAACTGTACGATGATCCGGTAGAGCTGCCAGTTCCTAAGCCAACCTTAAAAGATGTTGTGGCCGAGTACGTAAAGACAGAAAAGGAAAAGGTAGTTAAGCCCAATAATATATACTGGATCAGCATGAAGTACCAGAATGAGCGGGTAAAGACGTTTACCGAAGAAGAGGTGAAAATAATTATTGCTGAGTTGTGGCATCGCCCTTGCAAAGCAGTGGCCGGTATACTGGCAATGAACGAAACTGCACTGAGAAGTAGAATGAGCAAATGGCGCAACAGCGGTTACATAGTGCCCAAAGGACTTAATAATGAAAGTAAACCACATTCATATAAAAACGTAGCAGCATGAGTTCTCCTGAAGCCTGCAAGGCATACTACCAAAAAAACAGGGAAAAGTTACTCCAACGGTCAAAGCAGCGGTATTATGATATAAAAGCCGCCGCAACGCCAAAACCGACTCCCGAGCAATTCAGGAAGGCAATAGTTCCACCACCAGAGCCGCCGCGAGAATGGGCGCACATAGTTTTCTTTCAATAAAAATACTACAGATGCAAGTATACGAAAGTGACAATTACTTTGAAATTCAGTTCGACTACAATCAGCGAATCATAGCCGATGTAAAAAGAATACCCGGCCGCTTCTTCATGGGTACAAAAAAGTGTTGGGCAATACCAAAAGATCAGAAGGCAGAGGTAGACAACCTCATGCGTAAGTACATGAAGGTAAACCACACAGCCGTAGAGCCCGAGATAATATCCGAAGTGCCACCGATGCCTGATCTATCCGAGCCACTCCCGCTGGTTAGACAGCCATATCCCTACCAGTCACAGGGCATGGCATACGGTATTATCAACAAGCGTTTCTTCAATGGTGATGAGCCAGGCCTCGGAAAAACCACTCAAGCCATTGGCACCGCTATAGGTGCCGGTAGTAAGTGTATATTGGTTATTTGCCCATCATCGCTGAAATATAACTGGCAAAAGGAATGGCAGATAGTGGCCGGCCGAAAGTCAATAATATTAACAGACTCCATAAAAAAGACCTGGACACAATATTATAACCTCGGATTGGTCAATGTGTTCATTGTCAACTATGAAAGTCTGAAGAAGTACTTCGTCAAAGACATAGTGACTGAAGTAGATCCTAAGACCGGGAAGAAAAAACCGTTGATGTTGAAGCATATCGTTTTAAACGATACAATTAACTACTTCGACCACGTCATCATAGACGAGATCCACCGCTGCAAGGACGGTAGCACACAACAGAGCAAGTTTGTAATGGGTATCTGTAAGGGCAAGGAATATGTGCAGGGCCTGAGTGGTACCATTGTGGTGAATAAGACAAAGGACCTGATATCACAGCTGCACATTATCGGCCGCTTACCTGACCTTGGCGGGTACAAGTACTTTATGGATAGGTATTGTGGCGGCAATGGCAGCAAATCTACCAACCTCCGCGAGTTGAACTATAAGTTATCTTCTATCTGTTTCTTCCAGCGCAAGAAGAAAGATGTACTTAAAGACCTACCTGACAAGATGAGGCAAATCATTCTATGTGATATCTCCAACCAAAAGGAGTATGATGATGCTATGGCTAACCTGAAGTCGTACCTACAGCAATACCGGGATAAGACAGATGCCGAGGTACAGAGATCAATGCAGGGTGAGGTAATAGTTAGAATCGGGATACTGAAGAACATTGCCGCTCGCGGCAAAATGAGGGATGTTATCGAGCAGGTAGATGAGATAATTGAATCTGGTGAGAAAATAGGGGTGTTTGTCCACCAGAAGGAAATAGCAGCAGCCCTAAAGGCTAACTACCCACATGCCCTGTCTATTACTGGTGATGACAGCAGCGAAGACCGCAACAGATCTGTAGAAGAGTTCCAGAATAACCCAGATCGAAAGGTAATTATCCTGTCAATCAAAGCCGCCGGCGTAGGCCTTACTCTAACATCCGCCTCCAGGTGTTTATTTGTAGAGCTACCATGGCATGCCGCCGACACTACTCAGTGTGAGGACCGCTTTCACCGTATCGGACAAAAGGATAGCGTACAGTGCATGTATATGCTGGGTAAGGAAACGATCGATGAAGATATATATGAGTTGATCGAGGCCAAGCGGGAAATAGCCAATACCGTGACCGGGAATAATGAAAATATACAAAAGGAAATAATAGACAGGATGACTACCAGTCTTTTCGGAAAGAAGTAACTAAATATTTTATATGGCAATACTCAATTACACGACGCAAGTCAACGAACATGATACCATAGCTAAGATAAATAAGCTATTGGTGGTCAAAGGTGCGAAGTCTATATCCACCGAATTTGAAAATCAACGCCCGTACGCGCTATCGTTCGTTCTGTCTGTAAATGGAATGGATATACAGTTCAAATTACCTGCTAATTGGCGCGGCGTAAAGAAAGCTTTGGCAAAGCAAACGACTGCTAAGAAGTACAGCACTGATGAACACGCCATGCGCGTATGTTGGAGAATAATAAAGGATTGGGTAGAGGCCCAATGTGCGATCATCGAAGCAGAGCAGGCCGATATGGCTACTATTTTCCTTCCATACGCTGTTATGAAAAACGGGGATACCATGGCGACTAATATGCTCCATAAGAATGAAGGCAGGCAGTTACTACTGGATGCATCGAAGAAATAAGCAAATAGCCCCTGTTGACGCAGGAGCTATTTTGAAAACATTACTATTTAGTTAGGCAGTAGGTATATAACAATGTATGTGCCATACTGCCATAAGGAAAAGTTAAAGGCAGATCCACATGACAGGTTATGAATTAACAAAAAGGCTTATTAAAACACGTAGAAGATATGTGCTATCTGCAAGCGCTCAAGCATTATACCATGAACTTGGTATTATATGTAACGAGGATGAGTGGCCAGATATCTTTACAGTTTCTAATGACGAATTATGCAAAGCACTAAATATCAGCGAGAAGACACTCATAGATATCAGGCAAAGCTTAATTCAAGCAAAGCTAAATGAAGAGGAGCGTCTTATCTATTACCAGTCAGGACAGAGTAAAAAGAAGTTTGGGAGTTATTCATTCACTGTAAATTTTACAGCCAATAAGGGAACCAATACAACAGCCAATAAGGTAGTCAATGCACCAGCCAATCCTTCAGACAGTATTAAAACTAAAAAGGAAACTAAAGATAATTCCGGTACTAACGTACCGGGCACCGAGTCGAAAAAGCAAAAAAAGAAAAAGCAGGCACCGGAATACGTTACCCCTCACTGGCCAGCGCTCGTTGCCGAGTGGCATCGCTTCAACAAAGAAGATGAGCGCCTGAAATGTGAAGTGAGTTTCAAAGATGCAGACCCGAGGAATTTTAAAAAGATTGTTGATAACCTGCAAAAGCGGGCCGAATCGAAAAATATTGAATGGACGGAGATAGAAGCAGTACGGCGACTGAATAAATTCCTTCAATCGGCTTTAGATGATAAGTGGTTACCTCAAAACTTCCTGTTAAATAATCTTAATAATCAATTTGATAAAATAATTGCTAATGCAACTACAAAGGCAACAACTAACAGCACTGCAGTTCAGGGAAAACCGGGTGCGACGGCTAACAGAGGCGCTTCAGTCACCGACCTTCAGTCACTTAAACGAGGTGGAGTTAACAATCCTGATGAACGAGATGAATTCTCAGAGGCTCAAGTCGTTGAGTGAGGATGATACTTTTAATGCACTTGTTGACCTATGGAGTGAAATAAAAATCCTGTCAGGAGCTATTTTGTATGACAAGGAAAGTGCAGAATTGCAAATACAGCTGGATGTTTTATGCCGCTTCGTTCGGACTCATCCATCTTTCAACAGTCTTACGGTTTCCGAAATACGTCATGCCTTTTACCTGAATAACCAGGGGGAATACGCCGAAGTGTATAAACATTGGAATAAGGAGCTGAACGCGGAATACGTAGGATGTGTGTTAGTGGCATATGTCAAACGCAAGAAGGAGTTGTATTCTAAGCATGGCCAAGATATATTGAAAGCTATAGTGCCGCCGGCCGCTAAGTCGGAAGTTAAGCCGATCACCATAGAAGAAGTAAAAGCGATCATCCAGCAACACTATACGATGTACTTATCTGGCAGCCTGGAGCATATTTATACCCATGATTGTACCTATCATCTACTCCGGCGTTTAGGAGGTATAGTGGTCACCAGCCGACAAAAGTATTATAAATGGATAGCTGTTGTGATGGCGGAGCGCATAAAGTGGGCAAATGCATCTGAAATAAAGAAGGGTTACAGCGAGATAGATGAAATGCGACGTATAAGGGCCATGTACAAAGATTATGGCTCAATCCATTGGCCGGGAGTAAGCAGAGATGAATTTAGCCTACTCAGGCATATGGTTAGAAAGAGGCTATACCTACACTTCTTCAAGATCATCAGCGACTGCAATATTAAAGACATTTTTAACGAAATACATTTTGATTAGCATATGAGCAAAGTAATGACATTCAGCAGGTCATTTCCTGCGACTCACCCGAGAAAGGGAGAACCTACACATTTTGTAGAAAAGATATTAAAGGCTAAAGGTATCAGTGTACAAACTATATTCCGGAGTCTGCAGCAGTTAAATACAACAATTCCTATTGAGTTATTGGAAAGCTTTGTACGTGAATTAGTTATTATTCAAGACTTACCGCCAAAGAAACACACTATCAGAGCCGGTAAACGCTGGAAGGCTGGTGACAAGTTTAGTCCGAGGGTATGGAGTGGTCAACCTTATGCCAGCAAGATGATCACTATCAGTAATGATATAACTATATCCAGGGTAGTAGATATAGAAATAAAGGGAAGCTGGGTATACTTCAGCGGTCAGCAATATTCGCACATGACTTTATGCCATGCATTGGCTAAAAATGATGGGTTATCTGTAGGTGATTTCTGTGACTGGTTCAGCGGTAAAAACTTTTCAGGACAGATCATCATTTGGGATGATAAACACTTACCATATTAATTTACATATAATGACTTGGACAAATCCAGCGCCACCAAAAGCAGCAGTTAAGCTATCAGACCTTCCAAAGGAGTATCAAGATCAGATAGCAGCTCAGTACAGTGCAAAGAAGAAGACTAAAAAGAAAAGTACATATAAACCGGCACCAATAAGTGAAAGCAAGCTACAGAAGATATGTATCAAATGGTTTAGGTTGCAATACCCACACTATATATACAGCCTGTACGCTATCCCCAATGGCGGCAAGCGATCTATTGTAACAGCTGTCAACATGAAAGCAGAAGGACAACTTCAGGGCGTATGGGATTTGCACTTATGTGTGCCCAAGGGAAAGTATGCCGGCCTGTACATAGAAATGAAGGTTGGCAAGAATGACCTAACAGATGACCAGAAGCTATTCAGGGATGCAAATAAGGACAATCACATGTTTGTTGTCTGTAGGACTGCTGAAGAGTTTATTAATGCAATCAGCAGTTATCTGAATATTAAGGCATAGATAACAATAGCTAACAAAAAATAATGTGTTTTAAGTAAGTGAAATATTTACTAAATAAGTAAGATATTTGCTGTATGAAGCAGGGATATAAGAAACCTACGGGGGCCGTTTGGGAGATGCAGCAACGTTTCTGTGAAGAATTTCTATTGGGTGTGCCGGCTTATAAGGCAGCCGAGAAAGCCGGTTATTCTCCTGGCGCATCAAGACAGACGTCTTCGCGCCTTCTGTCATTTGGCTATATACAAGAGTACCTGGCAGAACGAAAAGCGGAAATGGCTAAAAAGTTTGATATTACCAGAGAAGACCTTATAAGGGAAATGGCTAAGATTGCAATGTTTGATGTACGGAGGATGTACAACGAGGATGGCACCATGATTCCTATACAGCATCTGGATGATATTAGTGCTGCAGCTATTTCCGGCGTAGAGATTGTAGAAGAGCATGAGATAAAGGGAACTAAAACAATAAAAAGGGGTTACACTAAAAAGGTCAAGTTCTCTGACAAGCTAAATGCGGTATTAGGTATTTTCCGTTCATTGGGATACAACCCGCCTGATAAACATGAACACTCCGGCCCCGATGGCGGTGCGATCCCGATTACTGAACACCGAGTTATTTTAACGGACTACTCAGAAGACGGCAAGTAACCATATGGTACAGATGCCGCGCACATATACGATACGCCCTAACAAGCTATACGGACCTGTTTTCACAACCAAGGCCCGTTATATAGACTTGTGGGGCGGCCGTGCCCGTGGCGGTTCCTACTTTGCTACAGACTACTTCCTTTTCCTCATTACGCAGCCGAAGTACTTCAGGGGCGTGTTCATGCGCGCTATCTATGGAGACATACGCGGATCACTCTGGCAGGATTTCAGGGATAGACTTACAGATGCTTTCGAGCGTGGCGAACTAAATGAGAAAGACTTCGCTATCAGAGATGAGAAAATGTCAGTAGTATATCTACCGACTGGCAATTCCATCATAAGTAAGGGCTTCAAAAAGTCATCAGGCACCCAATCGGCTAAGCTGAAGTCGTTATCTGGTATCACACATGTGATTATTGAAGAGTGTGAAGAGGTTGATGCAGATGACTTCACAAAGCTGGATGACTCCATACGTACTACCAAGGTGGCCAATATACAGGTATTACGCCTGTTCAATCCACCTGGTAAGAATCACTGGCTGATAAAAAGGTACTACAACCTGGAGCCCGCACAATCATGTGAAAAGATCAGGAAGCATTACACGGGTGATGTTAATGATCTGGATGGATGGTACTACGCACAGCCGAAGCCTATGCCGGAGCTGTTATCTATCCACTCGAACTATATAGACAACTACCGTAATGTAAATGAGTCCACTAAAAGGAACTACAAGAGCTACGGAGAACCAGAAAACCCGATGTATAACCCCGATTTCTACTTCAGGGATGTACTCGGACTGGTTAGCGAGGGCAAGAAAGGGCGAATATTTAAAAAGTGCTACTACATCACAAAGGAGCTGTTCTATTCATTGCCTTACCCATCTTTCTACGGGCTTGACTTCGGCTTCAGTAGTGATCCATTGGCATTAGTAGAGCTGAAGTACCATAATGGTAAGTTGTTCCGGCACCAGCTAATCTATGCAAAGGAGCTGACCAATTCGGATCTGGTTGCCCGGATGGTAGCTGTAGGTGTAAACAAGCGTGTGCGTATATATGCTGACAGTGCAGAGCCTAAGAGCATAAGGGAAATACAGAAGGCGGGATATATCGTAGTGCCGGCTGTGAAAGGTCCTGATAGTATAGATGCCGGTATTAAGCAGCTCCAGAGCATGGAGATACTTACCACCGACTGTAGCGCCGACCTATGGACGGAGGCGCAAGAGTATTCGTGGCAGCTGGATGCCGCCAAAGTTCCTACCAATGTACCTGTAGACGATTTTAACCACGGCTGGGATGCCACCAGGTATGCAGTGATGACACATATAGGATCTAAGACAAAGCTAAAGACTTCCACACCTGTACAGAAAACAGCCAATCCGGCAAGTGATTGGGCCAGTTGGTAATTTTGGATATTATATAAGACTATGCTACCTTTGTCAAAGGAAGGTGTTCTATAATTGGATATTATGTGTAAGCAGGCGCACAATAGCAACGCACAAAGCAAACCTGCATTAACATAATACCTTAACCATTATAGAACACGAATTGATAACCGGCCAACGCTTCCCGAGCAAAGCTCTAAAAGGAAAGCCAAAGGCTAAAAAGCATTGTTATGAATATCTTTGATAGATTATCACTCGTATTTAAGTCAAAGCCAAAGAAAGTACACATCGGTACTACCGATGAAGAAATCGATGATGCTATAAATTATGCAAGGGATTTTTTTAAGAGACACCCTAATCATCCAAAGAATCCGGCATTGCGACAGCTTGGCAATAGATAAACCTTTGACCCTCTGGATAGCCCTCATCTTTGCAATACAATTCCTTTAGGACTTATGACAGCAAAAACTATAGATTACGTAATAACAGTATTAGGCACAATAGCTGCATTTGTACTCGGATTCATTTTAGCTACTCGGTAATTACTTTTTGTACTTTTTTAGTGAGTATGTTATAAAATACGCTCTGCGGATTATTGTATGCGCCAAATACATACCCAGCCACAAAGGCTATTACAAATACCCCAATCCCCCATTTTCGCAACTGCACATTTTTGAATCCCTCAATAAATCGTTTATCAAAACGACTGTCAATTGCACCGCTTTTTATGAGCGCGATACCGTCCTCAATTAGATAAATCATTCTACTTTTTAGCACGACTATAGAGTCGTTATATCCAGAAAGTTGCACATCTGGCAACGGTTCTGCTGCAATAAATTTATATATTTCAGAGTTTTCGCCAAATGTATTTAGGCACCATTCGCGCATTAGGCGTTGCCACTGAAGAAGTAGATGTGGTTCATTGATACGTTCTATTTCTTTTTTCTTGATTTTAAGAAATCTAAGCGCACGTATTTTGTTCATATCACAAATATATAACAAAACGATGAAGCCTAAGGCCACGCTGCCACCCTGCGGGGCTATGGAAGAGTTCTATAATCAACGATATAGTTAAGTACTACGTGGCGGCGTGAAAAACTTACGCCACTCCGATACTCAAGCCTTCGGTAACATATCGTACAATTATGGAACAAACAAAGATATGAGCCATCGCACACGAGCCCCGTAAATAAATTATTTATCAAACACGTAATTTAATTACATTTGTATCAAACAACCATTTATGGCACATCAATATCAAAAAGAGCTTGAACAGGCAAGGAATATCATATCGGAGGCAAGCGATACAGTTAACAAGTTGCTGGCGGCCGATGCCCTGTTCTCTATCCGTACCAATCTTAATGAAAAGTACAACCAGCAGGTGAATTTCATCAACGGACTACTCGGCAACGTAGTTACTATAGGATCTACAGTGAGCGCACTTCCTACCCTCGGGCCTGTTACTAACTTCCTTGGCGAAGCTGTAAATCGTGAAAAGCCTGTAACAGTGGATGCCATTACAGTAGGACCTACTGAAAAGGAGATCTTCTTACAGAAGCGCGACGCGTTTTACGATACTATTCCATCTCTGACTAATGCAGACGTGCTCAAACAGCTCAAATTACCAAGCGGCGATCTGATTATTCGTTCGTGTGCCAAAAGAGCCGGCATAACCAACTTTGCCGATGCTTCCTTAAATACTAAGTTCATTGATGCACTACGTAAGAAGATAGTAGCAGAACAGGAATCCGAAAAGGCAATTCAGGAAGCAGATGAACTGGTAAAGGCCCAGATGAGCGCTACTCCACCTGCACCAGCAGCCGATGCGACTACAGAAACTACCATTGTAGAAACTGCTAATACCAACGCACCAACCGGAAGCGAGGGCGCAGAATAATAAAACGTTTCGGTGCCGTGAACCGAATTTGAATATATGAATGAACTCACTATCGGAGAACAGAAAGTGCGCACAAAATTTAATCCCTCAAATGATGGGGTAGTAGACCAGATTAAACAGAAGTCGGCAGAGCTGATTAATCTATGTGAATCACTCAAAGAAAAAGATGGCCGTCTTGCTTCTTTGGCGCAAACCAGGTACGAAGAAGCAGCGATGTGGGCAGTAAAAGCAGCAACTGCATAATGCACGACCTAAAAAACATATCACTTCCTCAATCCACCTCCGAGATCACACTCGGTAGGTGGATTGACTTTACAGATAGTGAAGGCAGCACGGCTATAGATGCCCAGTTGAAAGAAGCTACTGAGCTGAAAGGCAAAAGGAAGGATGTCAGGTTAACATCAATATTCGTAGAGCAGGCATATAACACCCTGGCATTCTTCAATGGCATGCCTGTAGAGGTATTGCATAAGGGAGTGACAGTAGAGGGTGCTACAGAGCTATATACGCCATTCAGTAAGATGGTGCACACCATGCAAAAGGTAGATATAGGACTATGGAAATTGCCAGCGCCGGTATTATCTCCGCAGTCCGATATAACCTTCGGCCAGTTCATAGATAGCAAGATCATCACCCAGGCACTTAACCAGCAGTCACAAAGTAAGTGGCGGCTACTGCAGTATGTGTGTGCGATCTACCTGTTACGGCCTGATGAGAAATATAACGAGTCGTTTGCAGATGATACCAGCGCACGGTTTACCTACATGAGTCAGCTAACGCTTGATAAGGCCATCACCGTAATGCTGTTCTATGAAGAGTTGAACGCCTTTATAGAAGAGAATTTCTCGTTATTCCATGCCACGGGCGAAAAGTCAGGGCACCATATGAAGCAACACTTCGAGCAATGGGGGTGGGTGAACTTCCTGAAGTCTATAGCTAAGACGAAGATATTCGACATACCAGACAGCGGCATGAATAGTATTGATTGTGCCCGGCAAACGAAGCTGTTCGAGGTATTAATATATGCATCAGAAGATAAGGACTACAACGTAGCCTACAACAGAGACATGAAAGAATCATTTACATAAAAACACCATACTAATGAACTTAGAAAAACAATTCAACGAAGAAATAAAAGCCTTTCTGGAAGAGACGGCATTCCCTGCTGAGTCAATAGCTGAACACTTCGAGGCGCATAAGCGTTTCGCGCTGTCATTTGAAACGCCTAAGAGTCTCGGCATCACTAACAAGAGTTTCCGGGAGTTGTTAACGGAAGATCCGCGTGAAAGATATGCGCTCCATGAAATGATAACCATACTACAGGCCATGGAGAACAGGACGCGGTATGAACACGATTGCGCAACTCGCATGGAATATATTCCCCTAACCCAAACTTCACCTTCCTATATACAGTTTCTGGAAGATCTGGAATCGATGACTAAAGTACTTAACGGCATATCAGGACCTAAGAGAGATAGCTTGTGCCGTAAATATGAGGCTATGGACCGCATTCAGCACGGCACACCTATAGCTAAGACAAGAACATTGATAACAGGTAAAGCATAAAGGCAATGATATCAGGCGATCTTCTTAATGGTACGATGGTTGGCAATGTCGGTGACGTTCAGCAATTTAACTTGCAAACGGCTGATTATGTCACTGATCTCGACGGACATAGCGCCACCAATGTGGCCTCCATTACGCCTACGGGATACCTGGCCTGTCTTGCAGTTGGTCAATGCTACGTCTATCTGCAAAACACGTTCCATGTACAATGGACGTTAACGGTCAATCCAGCACCGGAGCCAGAACAGATAGACGGCCCTACAGATTACATGGGCTTGCCATTTGTAGAGGCTGTTTGCCGGTCTGTACTGGATCAGTCAAGCATAATACAAGGCAGGTTCGCTTTAGGTACTGAATGGGGTGGTGAAATTAATGCGCTGGATATTTCTATACCTGTCAATGCACTACCGCAAAAGCAGAAATACCCGTGTGCTATCCTATACCCGGCCGTGGCTACTGGCAGATTGCAGGACTATGACCCTTCAGGGTATGTAAACAGGTCTTTCTACATGCTATTTCTTGCTGGTGCACATGTTACCGGGCAAAACGCTATAAACAAACCAGCGCCGAACCTTCAGTCACAACACACCATTCAGCAGACATGGCACGATATGGAGCGTTGCGCACTCGGATTTATGCGAGCGCTACAGCATGCAATAGATGTAAATATAGGTTATAGCAGTACAATTCATTTCAGTAGCATAGAATTGCCGCAAATTCAGACAGTAACAGAGCTCGGCAATGATAAGGTAAGTGGCGTATGCCTGAAGTTCGATATGCGTACTGCTGCCAATTGCGGATATGGAGACTATGCCAGTACCATCAATGCCATTGTATTACCAGATCCTAATACTGACCCTCATCCATTACATAAGGACATATGAACCTGAAAGACTTTGCCAGGCAGCTGCCAGATAAATACAGGCGGCAATTACTGGAAGACAACATAATATACAAGGCTATCGCTCGGGTGGGTGATGTGCACATGAAGATGTTGCTTATCTACTGGAGCCATTACATGGATACGATATCACCAATAGATGAGCAATGCAATATCTGCCTGAATGAGATATTGAAGAAGTACAAGGACCTGGAACCAATATTCGTAGAACTTGAAAAGGAATATCAACTGTTAGAATTATGAAGCAGCTACCACAATTAAAGGACATCACACTACAGCAGTGGGTAGAATTCTATATGAAGTTCGGCAAGGAGCTGGATCGTCGATATAACGCTATACAGCTTATGCCAGACGGTCAATTACGTGATGATATGTACCTGGTGTATGAAGTAGATTGCGCTGAACAGACCTACAGTTTCTATGCAGGCCCCATAGACGGCTTAGAGCTATCCGAAATCGTCATTGAATACGCTAAGGCAACAACGCAATGGAATGAAGACCTCATAACAGCCATGGCCACCATAGCAGAACCTGTATGGTTTATGGGCAAGATGTGGCAGATAAGATCTATAGCCGGTAGTGGCGCTATGTCTTATTACGACTTCATCCGCATACAAGAAGCTGCGGAAATACTCGCAGAGCTGGACGAAGGCAGTATCGAAAAGGTATATGAAATCATTGATGCATTCTTCAAAGAGGAATCATCACCCATCAACAGGCCCGAGCGACTGGAACAACTTAAAATGCTCCCTTTGAATATCGGCTACGCCATATTAGAAACTATTCGAAATGCTAACGCAAAGCAACATACTACAGTCAGCAGCAGCGCTATTGAATAAAGCTTTTAAGAAGGCATTTCAGGAGCAAGGCCATACACTTACCGGTGGATGGGAGCGATCTATTGCCGGCACCGTAAAAGGTAATGAACTGAAAGGAGATGCTAACTTCTATGGCGGCATCGTAAACGCCGGCACAACTCCCGGTCGCGTACCGTTTGGCGGTAAAGGCAGTAAGAAAACAGGCAGGACGAGCAAATACATTCAGGGGTTGTTCAACTACTGGAAGCAACGCGGACTGGGGGAAAAAGAGGCAATGAGGGCGGCCTTTGCCACGGCACACGTACAGCGAATGGAGGGCATGCCCACTATTGCCAGTAAACGCTTCAGCAGTACAGGTAAAAGAACAGCGTTTGTTGCTGCAGTAGAAAAGTCAGCAGGCGCAGAGGTTGATACCCTGGTATTAAACGGCCTCGATAGAGTAATTAACGAAACATTAAAGGAACAGAAAGTAAAAGTATACTGATATGACAATTACAGCGATATTGGAGCAACCGGAATCACTGGCCCTGATGGCGGCATTCAGGCCGATCAAGTTCTTAGTGCGCTCCGCTGGCATAGTTCCTCCCGGCCAACCGGCTTACTGTGATGTATATCTGTCTGGAGTGTTCTATCGGACACTATCGGCATACAGCTACGAACGCACTCACGCAGGAGCTGATAACTACTCAATATTTGAATTTGATATACAGGACGCGTTACAAGACTTCCTGACTATATATCCGTTTGCTTTCCCGCCCGATGCCGTTACGCGGGTAGCGGGTGTGCTGGATGCCAATAACGTGCACATATGCGCGTGTTACTGTAAATTCAGGGGTAGCACTATAGATGACGATGGCATATTGACACCTGAAGCTACGGTTCCAGTGCAGGGTACAGATACTTCAGATCCTGTAGCAGGCACCGGAACACTCAGCCATACATTTCATGTGTTGAAAGCTACGCTACGCACATTGGATAATCCGTCTCTGCAAACACACCTGGATAACTTACGGATACCTGTAAGATATATTGGCAGCGACTATGAGTATTTCAGCGTGTGGCCAATGTCGAACATTCCGTACAATCCGACAAAGAAAGCATATCCATTCACCACGGAGTTACCAGGGCCAACGGATAGAGCAGATAGGGCCGTAGACGTTTACTTCGGTGATAGTGGTTGGTTCCCCGTTTACATTCCTTCAGGCTTGCCATCAGGTTGCGTATTGGGTATACAATTCTATCGGGCAGAAAGCAGTACATTCTATGCTGTTAACGATATCTATGAGTTTCCGGGCGCAATAGCACCGGGCATTTATTACTTGCCGTTCGGGCATGTAGATATAGCTCGCATATTGGGCGGGATGCTATCGAGGCTAAAAAAGACAGTTGAAAACCCATATTACAGGATAGTGATATACAGAACCGGAGAAGATCCTATCTGTTTCTTTGTGAGCCCAATGTTCCATAGCCTGGCTAAAGGTTATCAGAACCGCCGCCTATGGTTCCAGAACAACTTCGGCATGTTCGAACAGCTGTCTTTTAACCGAGCAGAAACCAGCTTTAAGACTACCAGTAAGACAGGGCGTAACATTTTAAGCATAGGAGCTGGGTCGCCAGGCGCAACATTGGGGAAGCTATCATTTGACAAGCGCCAAACGGTAGAATCGCAACATACGTACGAGGCAATGGCCATATTTTCAGAAACTATGATGCCGTACGTGCAGGAACTATTAGCATCATCCATTGTTATGATGGATATGTCAGACCCTGAAGAGGCTATCAGCAGCGATAGCAGGCCTGCACTTGTTCCTGTGGTGATAGTAGATGCCACCGCTGATGTACTGAAGAGTGAAGAACGCTATCAATACATGGTAACTATAAAGTACACCAATAGCATCACTAACATTAACATACGTAACTGATATGGCTGATAAGTCAATACAACTGCTGCTGAATGGCGCAACTGCTGAATTGGGTGATGTGGATAAGATATCGCTGAAGGTTAGCTATTCACTGGAAGAGCCGGAGAACTTCGAGCGTAAACAGTCTTCCAATGCTTTTGGCATAACGCTACCTGCTACGCTTACTAATGATAAGATATTCAATACTTTTCATAACCCTGCTATAGAAGACCTGACACCCGGGCAATCGCATAGAAGCAATATGCCGGCGGAAGTATACATCAATGGCTCTAATCTCGTTATTGCTGGCAAAGCATTACTGGAAGAAGCAAGCCACACAGATAAGCCAGATGACTACACGGCTAATATTTGGGGCGGCAATGGCGACTGGCTGCTGGATATGCAGAATATGACGATCTGGGATAATGTTAGCCCTCATACGCATACATTCGATATTGATACCGTAGAAGATTCATGGAACTATGACGGCACCAACGAGGTAAACGACTATGTTTATGCGCCTGTTCGTTACAGGCAGCCATTCGGAGATAATGACGATACGGTAACTATCTACCATCTCAGGCCATCTATCAGCATCTATTGGCTATTGTACCGGGCATTCAGGGCAGTAGGCTACAAGATAGAGAGCGAGTTCTTTGATACCCCGTATTTCCGAAAGCTGGTAATGCCCTGGACGTGGGGCGATTTCTATGATATAGAAGCAGAGGTATTAAAGATAGTCGGCTTTAAGGCTTGTGGCCGCCTGCCTGCTATATATCCGCCGGTGGGCGCTGGTTCAGATAATGAGGTAGTGACGAATGCGGAATTTACAGGATCTACAGTGTGGACACACTACGGTGAGCCGGATATGTCATTTTACTACATGATAGCCAATACTGGTGGTACATTCGGAGTTGGCGAACATCCAGTGAAGAGCTATACAGGTGAGGGATCTAATCATCATCCGGTAGACAGCTCCGATAACATCGACTATAAATGGCGAATGGATAATGAGTTTCCACCTTACGGCCGTGACGAATTGAATACCTATTCATTCGATGAAAGCACTGGTGTAATGTCGTGGAGCTATGCGCCGCCTACCAGTTTACCTTATCTATCCAACAACATAACCGCAAATTTCGCATTCAATGTATTGCATTGGCAGTTTGCCGGTAGCGGCTCCGCATGCGGGTTGCTTTTACGGGTTGTTAAAGTAGCTACAGCCGATACAGTTGATGTACCGATACCATCCGCCGGAGTCAATCCGCTTGGTGTGCCGACCGTTGTCAATTTTTCCGTATCTGGTATAGCTGTAGGCGATGTAGTGACGTTTCAGCTTATATGGAACGTTGCCGGTTTGGGTAGTGGTGGTGCGTCGCTTCGTCTTTGCCAGGCAAGCTACATGAATACCGGCGGCGAAACCTGGGCACCTCGCTTCAGTTCGCTCGAACTTACAGGCCTGCAGGTAGAGCTCGGGGGATCTGTTAACTTAAAGTGGTATGACGTATTCAAAAAATATAGAACACTCGATTTTATTGGAGGTGTAGTAGATTGCTTCGATCTTGAAGTACAGACAGACAATGTGAATAGAACAGTTTGCTTTGAACCGATGTTTGAAACAAAGCTCGATAATTCTGACGAGCCGACTATAACGCCTGGCTATTTTAAGACAGATAAGATATTCGACTGGTCACAAAAGCAGGACCTGATGAAGCATAATGTTATGCAGCTATTCAGTAACCATGAACAGCAAGTAGACTTTACCTTCAAACAGGATGGGGCCGACGGGGGGCAAAATATATGGGCGGCAAGGTATCATGGCGTATATCTTAATGGTATCATCGGCGGCCGTGTGAATACGCCTCGCTACATGAATAACGCCGTTGGCATAGTAGCCGGTGTACCTGGTTCATCAAGATACATGTTCCCAGATCGGTTTTTACAAGGTAATAGGCAAAAGGTTAACCGATTCTTTTCCGCTACCATGCACTGTAATTATCAACAGTGGAAGCATATAACGGGTATTCCAACGCAGTTGATAGCTATTATACCGGAGAACATCAACGATACCAGTGCAAGTGCTGTATCTCAGGTATTTGAACCGAAGATAGCCTACTATAAAGGGATAATGTCTGATGCTGGCACTCATGTTGGTGGCTGGAAGTTTGAGACTATTCCCGGCGACCCCACGTCGGTAGCGGAGTTAAGTAATCTGCCATTCATGTTTTCTGTCAACTACTCGCTTGATGTTAGCGGAAATGATGGCCGTAATGATCCTGTATTGTCTTACAGCGATCAGCTAATAAACGGAAATGTAGTGCAGGGCCTCATGAAGCGGTTCTTCCTGAAGCGACTGGCCATCATGCGTAACGGCCAGCTGTACAAGCCGTGGGTTAACCTTACGTTGCGAGATATTGCCAACTGGAAGCATAGGGAGTGTATTTTTCTCAGGCAGAGCATGTATGCGCTGATTGGCATAGATGATTATCAGCCATTGGTACAAGATAGCAGCCAGTGCACCATGTGGAGAATAACACCGGTTACCCAGGCGGACGTAAATAGTTGCTATCCGTCGACGGAATCAGTAAGTACAGGGCCTGAAATATTGCCCGTTAATGATATCCGTTACGCCACGCTAATATTATATACGGTAGATATTCCACAGGTAAACGCTTAAAGTTGATAATGGGCATGAAAATTGCCATATTTGTATTAAAATAAAAATCATGAAATACACATTATTAGCTCTGACTGCTATACTCGCCCTGAATGCCTGCAAACAAAATGATGCAGTGAGTAACTGTTATACCTGTCATAAGGTAGCCGATACAATTAATCGATACCCTTGGCATGGCGGCCATAAAAATTACTGGTATGGTGATACTATACTTTGCGGAGATACAGCAGCCATAGCACACCTTGCCAATATGAAAGAATACACAGATAGCGTACAAAAGGAATTTACAGATACATCAGGCACTCACACGTTTTGGGCGGTATACCGTCAAAGATTTGATTGTGTGCATTAAAAAATAGCAAACATGTCAGATACACTGCAAAGGATCTATGAACTCAAATCACAGGGCGTTGATACCCTGTTAGCCGATATCAATAAGGTTATATCCCGGATGGATTACCTCGGCCAGGTGAAAAAGAATGTATTCAGCGGTGCCAATATGTTTGGTGCCCCTGAAGCTTTCGCCCAGATGAACGCAGAAATTCAAAAGCAGGTAGATCTACAGATGAATTTGCTTAACAGCCTGAAAGCCGGTAATGCGGAAAGGGATAAGGGCGCTAAAATAATTGAGGTACAGAAGGGTTTCTCCCTGAAGCCAATGGCACCGGACGGGGATTATACAGCGAAGATCCGGGCCGCTGATATGGAGGCAGCCGTTAACAGGATATATGCCCAGGAGCGTAAGCAATGGATAGCAGAGCTTACAGCGGCTACCCGGCAACAGGAAGCAGCGGAGCAGTTGAAGCAAAAGCAGATGCAGCAGGGCGAAAAGATGGCCGCTGATGTTGGCAAAGCCAACGTCAAGGCTGCTAAGGACACTATAGATGCTATTAATGCAGAGATAGAAGCTGATGAGCGGTTACTTGCCCTGCAAATGCAGTTGGGTGAAAAGATGGCCGCCGAAGTGGAAAAGGAAATGGCGGCTCAGGAGGCGAAGTCTGCTAAAGAAAAGGAGGCCTATGAGAAAACGCAAACAGCGCTTGCCCGGCTGAAGGCTGAGTACAAAGCAGCGGCCGATGAAGCCCAGGAACTTGGAGCTCAGCAATATCTTTTACAGCGCGAGGCTGATGAGCTGGCTCAGATCAAAGCGCCGAGCGAACAGATAAGCTTTGCTGCCAAAAATCAGGAGTTAGCAGAGATGGCCCCGAAGCTGGCAGACGCTCAACAAAAGGCGTTAGACCTGAGTAATGCGCTGCATACTGTAGAGGTTGCCACCGGCCAAGGCCAGCGAAAGGTGGGTCAGTATAATGAAGCCGTAGAGGGATTGAGGGATATATTGAGAGATAGCCCGGCCTTTGCTATGTCCTTTTCCACTGGACTTGAAGGTATCAGTAACAATATACCCATGTTCTTAGATGGTGTGAAGAAAATGCGGACCGAGAACGCTGCACTTGTAGCGGAGGGTAAAGAGCCGGTTAGTATATTGGCTACGCTCGGGGGAGCCTTTACTAATATAGGTACCCTGGCTACTCTTGCCGTTACGGCTATCACCATGTTTACAATGCATATGGGCGAGGCGAAGAAAGAAGCGACAGATTTGAAAGAGGCCACAGATTCTGTCACAGCGGCCATAGTAAAAGAGATCGAGGCAATCACTAAGTACAACGATGCTATTGAAGTCGGCACAAAAGCAGGTGAACAGGCCGTAAAGCAAGAGCTTGACAATGCAAGAGCTATAGGCATCATCAATGAGGAAAAGTATAAGTACGAAAAAGATCTTTTCGATAAACAGAATGCCATCTTCGACAAGAAAAAGGAGAACCTACTCGAAGAAAAGAAGCTATATGATGATTTGGCCGTAGTGCTTGCTTCTTCCAAATACGGCGCTAATTTTGATAAGATACTTAATGGAGCGGCTCCCGAAGGTACATCAACCACGACTATAGAGTACCTCAAAAAACAGCGTGAAAAGGCTAAGAAGGACGGAGTGAGCGACAGTCAGCTGTATGATAGCCTCATGGGCGGTAATGGCAGTATAGATAAACAGCAAAGCAAGCTGAACGCAGATCTTGAAAAGCTGAATGATGAAAAGATAAATGCTGAAGCGGAGTTCCAGGCTAAATATAGGCTGATGTCTGAGGCAAAGCACAAAGAGCTAAACAAGTCGATTGTCCAGTCAGATGACGAACTGCGCCTGATGCAGCAGAAGCAATACTTCGAAAGCGTTGACACCATAACTGAAAATGTACTGGCTAAGTACAAAATAATGTATGATGACCTTGCAAGGCAGCGCGACCAGTATATAAAGGAGAACCCATCGGACGGTGAAAGTATCTCTAAATATGAGCGATTGCTAAATAATCTGAAGCTGCAGGCCGATCAGGAAAGGCAAAACCAAGTGAATGCGTTCCTTGATCAGCAGGCAAAAACAGGGCGTGGATACGCCGTATCGGAAACACAGAGTGCGGCCCAGATAGCTAACCTACAGGCAAAGGGCGGCGTTCCGGCTTACGATGCGTTCCTGGCTGCTGCTGAATCGGAAAGCCGGGCAAAGGTAGTAGCGGAAACGAAGTCATACGACGATATGTATGAGGCATACGTAAAGAACGGTACGGATACTGAAGAGTTGACCAGGCAGCATGAAGCGCGCATGCGTCAAATAGAGCGCGAAGGATATGCACAACGGTTATCTATAGCCAATACCTTCTTTAATACGCTTTCTGCTGAAACTGATAAGATATCTGCAATATTCACCCAGAACATTGACACTGCCTTATTGAACAAGCTGAGTGCTATAACCAGTGGTTCCGGTGGTAAAGAGTATAAAGATCATGCGCGTGAAATGGCAGAGGCTCAGTCAGCCATTGATAAGGCCAATGTCACTTTGCGAGCTGTAGATATCAAATTGCCAGATGCTGAGGTCGCAAAAAAAAGGAATGAAGCAGATCTCCAGTCTGCAAAGACAGATGAAGAACGCAGAGCGGCCGGCGAAGCTCTTCTGCAAACTGAAAAGGAAATAACCGAGTTACTTAATCAGCAGGCACAAGCAAAGAACGCCATAGCCAATGCTACCGAACAAATGAATGCCCGGGCGGAGGCTGAAAAGTTGCGCATAAAGGAGACCCTCACCAATGGAGCCGTAGATATTGCACAACAGGCCGCAGAAGCTGAAATGCAGCTACTTGCTGCACAGGATGCAGCCCGTGACCGATCAGCCCAAAAGCAAATGGCGTGGAATCAGAAGTTACTTTCTTCACAGGTGCAATCCAAGCAGCAGCAGCTGGCCAATGAAAAGGCATTCACCATACAGCAGGAGCAGATCGAGAAAGAAAAGGCAGTCCGTGCACAGCAGAGAGCCAAACAGCAAATGATGATTGAGTATGCAGCAGCAGCCTTGAAGATAGTTGCTGCTAACATATGGAAAGGCCCTGAAGGTTGGGCGGAGGTTGCCGCTGAAGAGACGGTGCTAACCGCTACTTACGGTGCAAAGTTGGCCTTGCTGTCAGCAGCACCAGCCTATGCCGGTGGTACAGGCGAAGAAGGACACCCGGGCGGCATGGCCGTAGTAGGTGATGGTAAGAAAAAGGAGATAATTGAAATAGGCGGCCAGTTCTTCATAAGCCCTGATAAAGCTACATCTACGTGGATGCCGAAGGGTGCCAATGTAATACCGTATGAACCAGTGTCAGATATGACAAAGCTGAGCTCGTTTAGTTATCCAGGTACCATGGGTGCACAACTTACAGCGCCTGCATATTATTCAAACCACTCCGGCGGTAAGCAATCAGGATGGCAGGATGATGGCCGGTTCGATGCCATTGCTGAAGGATTTGCTGTTGTGCACAATACTATGATAACTGTAATGGCAGGTATACAGAATATGAATGTATCTTTAGATACTAATAAGCTGTCATCAAGGCTTAACTACAACACTACGAAAAAGGTACAATTATGACCGCGGCCGAAAAGATGGAAAAGGAATTAAGGGATCTTGCCGTTACCGACTGGGAGAAATTCAAGTTGGTAACGGAACTTGATACATCAACCTATGCCATCTGCCAGCTAAGAAAACAAGGAAAGTCTTTACAGCAAGTGGCAAACACGCTGAGTGTAAGTAAGAAGACAGTGCGTGTGGCTTGCGCTAAGTGTTTGGATCAATAATCCTGTAACGTAGTTCAGTCGCCAATTTGTACACCACGCTAATTTCATCGTAATACATAGTCCTTGTATAAAGCGCGTAAAACTCTACAGCGGGTTTCCCATCAATCATAATAACTTCTCTCATCTTGTCTAAGCTGCTGTAATACGGCAATACGCACAAAACACGATTTTTACTATAGTCGTTTAATTCCTCCCCAGTTCGTTGTAAAAACAGTTCTGATACTAAATCGATCTTTTTTTTATCTATTGATGATACCAAATGATTGATGGCCATATCCATGAAAGCCATTGACGCAGACTCATTAATATTTGCCTCTGATTTTCTTATCAAGTGTGTAAGTGTCATATCATCAAAGATACTAAACTATGCCCTTTTACGGCACATTAGTAAGTAAAATACGTCTATAGTAAATATATTATTTACAATTTTGTACCAGATAAGGTAAAAAATTGTATGCCAAAGCCACAGTTTAAAGTCGGGATAAAGAATAAAGTCACAAACTCCGTTGATAGCGGAGTGCTGGAGCTTTACTTCCTCGATGTCATTGAGGATTGTTTGGTTTATGACTGGTGGACCGGCATGGTGTATGAAACAAACACTGTAGCGGACCTCATTAACCAGGTTAAGAATGAGAAGCCGACTACCATAAAGTGTTATATAGATAGCCTGGGCGGTGATCTCGGTATCGCTATGAGCATTTACAACTTCCTGAAAAACTACCCGGCAAAAGTAGAAGTCGAAATCACTGGTATGTGCATGAGCGCGGCCACTGTTATCGCTGCTGCTGCAAGCAAAGGTAAGTTGACAGCTCCTCGCAATAGCTTCTACGTAATACATGAGGCAAGCGCCGAAGCGTGTGGCACTGCAAAGGACATGCGTGAAATGGCAGATATAGTTGACCGTTATACAAGCCAAGTAGCTGATATTCTTTCCCTCCGCAATACAATGGGCATGAGTGCCGATGCCGTTGCAGCTCTTTGGGCTGATGGTGATTGCTGGATGACAGGACAAGAGGCCTGCGATGCTGGTTTTATCGACTCTACATACAACGGCGTATCGGTTACCAACCGCCTTAAAGATGCCGTAGCCATCTACAACAACGTAACTGAAGCAGATCTGATGGCGCGTATTAAAGCCTTCGAGCCTGTAGAAAATACAGATGAAGAGCAGCAGTATAATGACGCTGAATCCATTAAAAACGTACTTAATAATTTTCTTATGAAAGTGAAAAATATAGCCGACAAGTTCAGCGGCGCTATCAAGAATGTAGGCGTAACCAATAAAGGCGAAGTGCTCGATTTGCATACTGCATTGGCAGAGCCTGTAACCAACATGCTTAACGAGCTGGAGGGTGAGATCAACACTGAGCTGGATACACTACGTAACAGCAACACAACACTTTCAGAAGCTAACACGGCATTGACGGCGAAGCTGGAAACTTTGGAGGCAACAGTTGCCAACCTGGTAGCAGATGCCAAGAAAGGAAAGGGCGGCCCTTCCAATGCTGGTGACGATGACAAGCCAGTAAAGGCCTTCGGTCGCGGCATCACCAAGTAATCACAAAAAGACTTTTTCAACTTAATAAATATCATAACGATGACAGCAGTAGATAACAGCCCGTTACTTCATGTCAACCAACCACCGGTTAACACGATAGGATTTGTACCAGGAATATCATACACATGTATAGGTGATGGCAATATCACTCTTACATCGGATGTGATCACCTATCCTGCAACGGATTCGCTGAAGCACATTAACTACAAGGTACATGATACCAAGGGTGGTACAGCTTACGGCGAAAGGGCCAGTGCAATAGCAAGCGCTGATACCGAAATCGACATATCAGATCTTGATACGTCGGAGGGCGTTACAGTTTGTGCCACTATAGTAACAACAAAGGGTTGTATTTCCGATGGTTCTGCCAAGGTCACTAATCTGACGGATTCAACTGGCACTCTTGCCAACTGGACAAGCGGCCAATTCTCAACAGCACTTGGCTAATAGCACACCCATTAAATCAACAACTAAAAATTACATACAATGGCATTTGAAAGCTTTGTTATAGCCCCGCTCGAGATGTTCGAGGCAGTAATTCACCCGGCATTCTCCGACCTGCTTCCTGCTGGTCAAGGTGTATACGATGGTGTACTTACGGAATTCACGCTGATGGACAACGTGAAAAGCAGGCGGCCGGTCGTAGACATCCGCCAGAAAATGAACATCCTGCAACGCCGGGATGCTTCATGTGAGCTCAATTACAAAAAGGTAATGGGCACCGGCGTTCGCTCTATCGAAGTATCTGATCTGTATGGTGCCACAAAGCACTGCCAGAACGAATTCTACCAGGGAGACTTACGCGACTGGCGCAACGAAAGTGATCTGTTTGGCAGCAGGATTCTTCCTTTCTTCCAGAAGGCTATGCGTACGGATCTTGCCGCAAATGCCTGGTTTGGCGATATTAACCGTGTCGGTGGCGGTGCATTCAGCACTAACGTATTTGACGGCATTTTCAAATGGCTATTGACGTATAGCAACCTCGGATTGATAGCTGCAGCGCAGACAAAGCAAGCTACAGTCGGCGATTATCGCGCTAATCCGGGATTGGCTTTCCAGTTGATCAAGGCGGTATACGATGCACAGCCGGTATTGATGGATGCACTCCCTGATCAGTCTAAGGCGTTCTACGTAGACAAGGATATACTGGCAGGCTACCAGGAGTATGTACGTTCGCTGGGCACCAGCTCTAAGGAGTTGATAGACCTGTACGGCAAGGGCGCTATGACGCTCGACACATACAACGGTATCCCGATCATCGTAATTCCATTGTTCAAGCCAATACTGGCCGATATCCACGGTGATGCTAATCATCATGCCTGTATCCTTACCATGCGCGGAAACTTCGTATTTGGCACCGATAAGACCTATGGCGAAGGTGAGAACGACGAAGAAGCGCTGATGATATGGTACGAACGTAAAGAACTCAGCTGGTACTATAACCAGTTCCTGAAGGGCGGTACTCAGATCGCTGAACCTGAAATGGTAGTGTACGCAATCTAATTGCGACACTACCATTTCAAAACTATTATTAACAGTAAAAGATATAAACAATGCTTTGTACAAAATTTATCAGCAATAAAAGCACCTGTAGCAATTCCCCTGGTGGCGTTGCTAAGATGTACATCTTCGATCCTGCTGACTTCGACTGGACACAAGCGGCACCAGTAAGCGGTGTCATTCAACCATATACCGCTATAGCCGACCTGAGTACGGATGACCCAAGTACGTTGTTTGAAGTATCCTTCCAGCGCGATGAAGCTGAGTACAGCTTCAAGCAGTCAAGCAAAAAGGGCTTTTCTACAAAGTACGAACATCAGGTAGTTTTCACGCGTCCGGGAATGGATATGCTGCAAACTCAGTGGGCGGCATTGATGGACAAGGCCGGCGGCTGCTGTGGTATAGGTATTATCGTCGTGACCAATGACGGACTGATCAGGATACTGGGTGAAAACTCCGTAAACGGCGATCCGCTTACCGTTCCGTTCTTCTTCTACCAGGACGGCACCACTGGCACCACTGGCAAGAAGTTCGACGACTCCAATGCTATCGTGCCAATGCTGAAAGGTGACTATAGTCGTGCAGCCATTTACTATACCGGCCCACTGTCTGACATCACCGCTTTCTTACCCGCTTAATAATTAATCTATCGTGTCTATATGTGTGACACTAACATCTAATAAGAATGCCACCTGCAGTAATGTGTCAGGTGGCATTGCTCAATTATTGTTCTTCGATCCATATGACTTTACGTTCGATGTAGCTGGAGGTTTAACTCAGAGGGGTTACTATAGTGTATACCACCAGTATCGCGCGAACTTTCCAAACCTTCACATTTTCTATAAAGTAGTATTTCAGAAGGATGAGGCCAACTACAGCGTGAAGCAATCCAGTAAGAAGGGCGTATCAGCTATGTACGATCATGAGATAACATTCACGGCTAACGCCTTATCCATGATACAGACGCAGTGGAACGACCTGATAGATAAGGCGGGTGGGTGTTGCGGCGTTGGGGTGGTGATCATAATGAACTCTGGGAAAGTACTTATAGCGGGTGAAAAGGTCATCAACTCGGAAGAAGCTATCAATCCATTGCACTTGTATATGGATGGCACTACCGGCACTACCGGCAAAAAGTATGAGGACATCAACGGAACTACAGTCATGATAAAGGGCACCTGGACACAACTGCTTTGCGAGTATTTAGGCAGCCCCGTATTTATAACAACCAATCCATTTTAAATTATATGAAACAACTTGTAATTACTAAGGACTCGGCCAACAGGCGTGTAAGCCATAGCGGCACCAGTAAGAAGCTGGGGGAATATAGCCAGGATGAACTGGTTAAGTTGGCCATTACGGCTATCAACTCAGGCAATAAGTTGCTCTTATCGGCATTTGAAAGCCTGCCAACACTGGAAGAGCTTACGGGTACTAAGGTAGACGCGGCAATAAAGGAAGTAGCAGCTAAGCCGGCATTAACGGCAACAACAAGCACTACTACTGCTGCTACTAATACCGCATCAAATACACCAGCAGCTACACAGGTACCAGAGACTGACATAACTAAGAAGTAATGCGCAAAAAGGTAACAGGGAACAAACAGAAGAAAGGCAGTATCAAAAACAGCGGGTATCATGATGATTACCGGCCTGAAAGAGGTGTGCGCCTTGATCCTAAGAACCCTGTTCCCCTGGAGATGGAAGGAAGTATCGGATATGCCGTAAATGGGCAACGGTACATTCCTTTTCTCGACCAGAAAGACAACTTCTTTACTACGATTGTCCGTGCGAGGTTGGGTAGTGTTGCACAAAATGCATGTATCAATACTAAAACCAACTATACCGTTGGTGATGGGTTGGTAGTCAAAGACTACACGCCTAAGCAAGATCTGATCTGGGATGATTTCATTATCAACGCCAACAATCGGAGACAGAGCCTAAATGGCGTGTATCGTTCAGGCGTGGAAAGCTTGTTTGCATTCGGCAATATATGCTTTGAGGTTGTCAGGGGCACATCGGCGGGTAAAAGGTTCCTGAAGGTTTACGTGCGCAATATGTTGGATTGCCGTCTTTCATGGCCTGATGCTAACGACGAGGTAAAGAGCGCTGTAATAAGCAAGCGATTCAGAAAGCGCGGTATCATAGAGCTGAATAACCAAAATTGCGTTACTATACCACTGTACAGCGCTGGCCCTGGCACTAAAAATGACTACTGGCTAAACGATACTAAAAATGAAGTGGAGCGCACGTGTATATGGGTCAGGACTGAGATATCAGGTTATGACTATTACGGTCTTCCATCTTACGTAGCGTCAATCATTAACCAGCTCATCGAGTATCAGGGCAGCCGGTTTAATCTGGACAACCTCGAAAGTAACATGGTCCTTTCCGGCATGCTGGCTCTGAAGGGTAATGTCAGCGAAGAAGAGGCGCAACGCATAGGACAGTCAGTCATTAACGAGCACACCGGAGAAGGTAAGAACGGCCGCATAGCTGTAGTAGCATCTGAAGATGGTATTGACGATGCATTTTACAAGTCTTTCGATACACATAAGGATGGTAGTTATATCGAAATGGACGATAAGTCCGTGGAGAAAATAATGTTGGCTAATGAGTGGGATAGTGCACTTGCAGGACTGCAGAGCGGCAAAGCGCTTGGAAAAGGTAAAGGCTACCTGAAAGAAGTATACGATCAGAAATTGAAGACGGTTATCACTCCGGTTCACAGGACCATGAAGGATAACTTCCTTACTCCCCTGTTTGAAATAGCCGATGAATGGTTGGGCACGAAATGGAGTCAATTCGATATCAGTGTACAACTTTCTAATCTTTTCGAAGATGTTACCGAAGCGACTACAACGGTAAACGGCATTAATGCCTTTATCAATGTAGTGAAGATGGTAGCAGGAGGCCAGTGGGAGCAAGGAGCCGCCGCAAAGTTTGTAGCAAAGAGATGGGGCATGTCCGAGCAAGAAGCTTCGGATATGATCGGGAAACCACAAAAGAATAGCAAAAATGTACAGCCTTAATCTCATAGATCGATTTGTACTGATAACGTCCGACGAGGTAGTTAAGAAGATCAGTGTGCAGTCTATCGACCCGCATATCTTCCTGGCTGCCATTGAAATTGCTGAAGAGCGTTTTATTCGTCCGTTGCTCGGTACAGATATGTATGAAGACATGCTATCTAAAAAGAATGTCATCGTTACCGATGCCAATAAAGAAGATCTGCAAACGCATATTGCATTGAAGGATGGTAATGATATATACCAGTTACAGAATGGAGATGTAGTTAACGCGCTGGAGCTGCTGCCATCAAATTATAAAAAGTTGTGGACTGAGCGGCTTTGGAAGTTAACAGCCGAGTGTGTTTACCTGGTATCGTTACCGGAAAACTACGCGCAATTCACCAGTGCCGGCATCATCAAGAATAACCCGAATCCATCTTTCATGGAAAGTGGATCTAAGGGCCAGTCGTCCGGTATTGACTTGAAAGATATTAAGTATCTGACTGACAAGATCATGATGGAGCGCGTAGAACCGCTTCGGGTGTCTTTGCAAGATTACCTGGTACGCAATGCGGCACAGTTCAATTTATATCCTGTAGCTAAGCTGGAAGAGTGTAAGAAACCGGCAAGGGTTACGCCAATTGTAACAGGCATATATAAAAACCGCGACAGATGGGGCTAAGCAATATAGTAGTGGGTTGGGCGCGGCACCTGGAACTGATTAAAACACCTGCAGCAGTGCAGGAATTAAGTAAAACGCGAATGGAAGCATGCAGTACTTGCCCGTTTGCTAAAGAAAGTAAGGCATTAGAGTTTATCAACGGTTCAGCGGAACACATAGATACTATCTACTGCACAATTTGTAAATGCCCCTGTCATCAAAAATCGTTAGTCGATAACGAAAGATGCCCCGAGGGGAAATGGTAGTCACTTAAAAAACCAACATATAAAAATGAAAAAGTTAATTTTCCTTTTGGCCCTTTGTGCCACGATCTTCGGAGTTTCCGCATTTGCTCAACAGCATATCCTTACCACTCCATATTATGACAACCTGAGTACGCATACTACGTATGCTTTTACCCCATTGGTATGGAACAATACCACGCATGCTATGGAAAAGGCAGATACGGCCAACTGGAAGTACTTCACGCCGTTCATGCTATACAGTCGCACTGGTGGCTATTCCCTTGTTTACCCTGGCACTAATAAGACAGTGGCATATATGGGCATCGGCAGTAATAAAAGCGGAGAGCTGGCACTCAGAGATACCAGCAATGGTAATTACTTCCGTGTTATCGATACGCTCTCTGCCTGGTCGATAAATAGCCACAAGGCCCAAGAGTATAAGATACGCGGCAAACGGTTGATGCGACTGGATACCAACAAAGTAGTAACCTTCGATACGGCTGTATCGTTTGCGGGTACGGTAACGCTATCAGGGTCTACAGTAGCCACTACACTTTCGTCGACAGCCTTCACGCTGAATAGCACCCCGTTCAGGACGGGAACCGGCACACCAGAGGGCACGATTACGGCACCTGTAGGGTCTATATACATCCGTACCGATGGTAGTACCACATTGACCGTATTGTACATTAAAACTTCCGGTACTGGTAATACCGGGTGGACTGGTCACTAATTGAATAATAGCATTAAAAGAACTGCAAGTGATAGAGCAAATGAATATTGACGGCGGCCATAGCCAAATGGGTTTTTTCCTTAGTGCCAGTTGCACATTACTAACTGCTGCAGGCGCGGTAGCGCATTCTGTCAATGGGAGTGCTTTGTCACTTACAGTAACGCTTCTTTCATTCGGTATCACATTAATAGTGGGAGGTCTGACTATTTACGAAAAGTTATTGAGCATCAAAAAGCTGAAAAGAGAAAATGTTAAAGACCGCACTTAAACGCATATGGGATTACTTCACCAGCATGAATAGCGACAAAGCTACTGGTGAAGTAAGCATCAAACGTAACATGGCGTGGGGCATTGCTACATTGCTTGTAGTGTCTGAATTGTTCACAGATGCAGTATTCGCCTGTCTGCTGTTTAAGGCGCTTCAGGCAGCGCCACAAAGCGGTGCAGATAGATTTGTGACAATCCTCGGGTATTTCGTCGATGTGGCTAAGTTCTTTCACACCGTTGATGCCATTTTCGTAAGTCTTTGCCTGGGCATTACTTCTCTTGAGAAAATACAAAGTGTTATTCAAGCGTGGAAGGGCGATAAGTCGGCGGTGCCAATACCAGAGAATGAACCTATTGAACAACCAAAAGAAAATTTATAGCTATGCGCATTTCTCCATTTATATCGTCAACACCTGAAACGCCAATATCTACAACGCATTTGTGGATAGACGAAACGCTGGTGCATAACAACACACTTCGTCTATCAGCATCTAAAGAAGTGGTGATAATAGAGGAAACGCCAACGGAGCAGTATACCTCTCTTGTAAGCCTGTTTATAAACAATTCGCTTACCTGGAATAATGTCGATGTGCATACAATAGAATATGCCGAAATAGGCAGCGGTCGTATCAGAAGATTCGGAGATACACAAGCTCTGATCGATTATCTGTATTCCATAATTGTACCAGCATGAGCCGGATAGCCACAATAGCACTCCTACTATTGGCCGCATTCCTGTTAGGTTGTGTGCTAAGCCCTTCGTTCCTGAGTTGTGGCAAGCGGCATGTGCCACCAGCGCAAAATATCAATCTGAATAAGATGGATAGCGCGAAATACTGGAAAGATTCCTTAGGTCGTGAGCATGCGCTATTTCAGCAACATATCTTATCAACGAAAGCGGAGCAGATCCAGTTTCAGGATAGTATCGCTGAGCTGGCCCGTGTGCGCGGTATCAAACCAAAGCAGGCTGAAGGCTACACTAAATTAGCAGAGGTGACAACGCAGGCGGCAACCGGCATAGTACATAGAGATAGCGCTACAGGTTCACAGACCTTTGAACACCATTCAGAGTACTGGAATTTTTCCGCTTTTATAGATAGCCTCGGCAGGTACAAACTTCACGATACAATGTATGCCACTATTGATATGCTGCCATACTGGGAGCCAAAATATAAATGGTTAGGTAAATGGGGCGGAGTGTATCATTACAATGACATTTCGAGCGATAACCCGTCCGTAAAGATAACCGGATCTACTACTTACCGGGTAAAGATAAAAGAGCGTCGGTTAGGACTCGGCTTGTTCGTCGGAGTGAATACAACATTACAGCCGGTGTTTGGCGGCGGTTTAATTTATAGAATATTTTAGATATGGATAGGTTTGAACAATTCATAGTACCCGATACGCTTGCAAATGAAAAAGGGTATGCAAATGTTTTCGGAGATAACGGCGGCATGACCTATATGGGTGTAACAACTGTGTTTTACCCGGGCTGGGCTGGCTGGGCGCTGATAAAAGCGTGGATTGCCAAACATGGTGAGCCGAATCGTGGATATGTGTTTACAGAATCGGACATACCGGGGTTACGTGGCATGGTTATCAACTTTTACCGCTCTGAGTTCTACAATCACCTGGGCGGTGACAGGCTGGAAAATATTGATGCCGCAAAGGATCTGTTTGATACATGCGTATTGAATGGCCTGCCAACAGGTATCAGGCTATCGTGCAGGGCATTAGAAATAGATGAGCGTACACATGCTGATGAAGAATTCATAAACAAGTTTAACGAGGTAAATACGATATGAAAAAGATATTGTTAGTAGTTGCCCTGGCAGTGGTAAGTACTGGGGTGCAAGCGCAAAAAATAGATAGTTGCAGGTATTACCGGCTGAAGTGTGACACGCTTCAGCATAAGCTTTACATGCAAAATATGAGAGTAGAGAAAGTAAAGCGATATTTGAAAATATGCCAGAAGAACCCATCTCAGAGTAAGTTTCTTAAAGGTTGGGTAACGAGGGCTGTAAAATAGTTTTTCATGATGGTGAGTTAGTGGCCGGGCTATTCTTAGTCCGGCTTTTTTGTGCCCGTTAAAATTTCTTTCCTTGCTGGTAGCGTGTTTTAGCAGATGTTGTAAATTATTTTAGATTATTGTTTTGTTTATCAAAATAATTATCTATCTTTGTGTAACAAAACGAAAGAGATATGAGCACTACTAAAAATTACACCGTTAAGAAATACGCAGGCGAAAAGACAATGATCTTAAATTCATGGTCAGATATTACAGCAGACCTTTACAAGTCAGCTTGCAAGATGGGTGTAGCTTTCGCAATTAAAGAAGAAATTGGAATATCAGTTATAGGCACATTCACGGTTGCTGAACACTTAGGAATACAAGACGTAAGCAAGTTGATCGGCTTTGTAAACGCAGCATAAAACAATCAGGGGTGCGACTGTAACGCACAATTAACTATCAATATAGTATCTTCAACCTAAAAATATATATAACATGTTACAGACAATCAGCACATTCGATATTGTTTTCAACAATGAAGAAAACAGCAATAGCAAGGGATTTAAAGAAAGCGTAGAATATTGCCAAAACTACATTAATATGCACAATGGCACCAATCATAGCTACTTTGCCGACTATAAGGGTGGTACAGTTAGCATCGTTTGTAACGAAACCGGAAAAACAAAATTTGAAACAGCCGTAATATAATATCATGCCTAAAAAAGGATCACCGAGCAATAACCCATTAGGACGGACAAAGACCGGCCAAAGAAAAGAATACATAGGTGTATACCTTACACCTCAAGATATACAGCGTAAAACAGGCATAGAAGATATTAAGCAAGCCAAAGCGAAGCTAAGAGAGATAATACAGGATATTCTTAATGGGTTATAAGCATAACAGATGTGGTGCTTATTTTATTACAAAGGATTGTTGATTTTCTTAACTTCTGCATTTATCCGGGCATCGTGTTCTACATCATAATGTCGCCTGATCATGTCTTCGCTTTCGGCGTTTTGAATGGCTGCAGCTTTGACGCCCAATATCCGGGCCGTCTCTGTAGTATTCAAATGCTTTAGTGCGTACAGGCCAAACTTCATATTAATTTCGGGTAATTTCCTGAGTTTCTGCCATTTCAGGCGAAGTGATTCGGTAGTCTTTGCCATATTTCTGACAGCAGGCAAGTATATTGTCGATCGTAAAACGCTGCTTTCCCGCCTTTATGCTGGTCAGCGACTGGCGAATACTGCCTATCGACTCAGCAAAGGCCGCTTCAGTATCTATATCGCAAAGGCGGTGCTCTATCACATAATGCATGATATGCAGCATGCGCTCTACTGTTATTTCCAGCTTAACCGACATGGCTACTCTTTAGCTGGTTGAATAATTCCCGCATGCGCTTTCTGTCAGCTCGCTCGTATTCTATTGCTCTTTCAGACCATAGTCTATGCATTATCGTGCGAGGTTGTGCTACTTCAGCAGCCACTGCCAGAAGTAATGCTTCGGTCTGTTCTACCCGGTCAAGTATAATTTGCAAGAGCGCATTGTTGGCAATGGCCAAGTCTTCATTTATTGTAGTCATGATTAATTATTTTCATAATTTTGGTAAAACTTATTTATATATGGAGCTCGAAGCCCTACTACACGAAATAGAGAACAGCAAAGAACTGCTTGATTACATGCTTTTCAATGGCTATGTATTGATGGCTTGTGAAAACCCCTCAGAGCTTGCCTTTGTTCGTCATTATGCTGCTGTTTGGGTTAAAATCAATGTCAAATTCTATTCCTTTTTCCGATAATTCAGCTGCAAGTACTTTATTCTCTTTCCTAAAGCGCGTGTCATACTTGTGATCGTGCAGTTTGGTGTCATTATGATGGAACCGCAATAAATCTATTTTCATGTAAGTAATCTCTTTTTCACCACTATATACATTCTATTAAAAAATATGTAAAAAACACACCAATATTATTTGGTGAGTTGGTGAACAATCACCATTTTTACACTGTCAACGCAAAACAACATACAAATGCCAACACAAAATACTAACATTCCACGAAAGCACAAAAGTGAGCGTTTGGGTTCATCTCTCATGAAGAGCTTACGCATCTTCATTGCTGATTTTCCTTCTATGGAAGTTGCAGCGGAAAAGCTCACGATAAGTCGCAATAGTCTCAGTCGCATTCTTTCCAGCGGCACCGCGAAGACCGACACCATCACCAAGATAAAAGCAGTTATCCAACCAATAGCAGCCTAAGCCATGAGTAACAGACTTACAGAGCTACGAACTCAGGAAGCCAACTTAATAGCGGCACTCACCAGCACACAAAGGATGATCTCCGAAGAGGTGAATGCTAACAAGAAGCAACACTTTAACAATTACCGGCCATGGTACAGATAGAGATCAAGACGGACCAGCACACGGCCTATATGGTAGGAAAGATAGCAGATGTAGCCTTAGTGGTGTTCGCGATAGTAACTACGGTATGGCTGGTGTTTAAGCTACTACAAGGACTTTAAATAAAAATGCCCTGCTACGAACAGGGCAAGTGTTAACTAACTAAATAGAAAAACAGTGAGCAAATCTACAACAGAATTTATGAAAGAGCAAGTGAAGCGCGGCGATTGCCTTCACGATCTGTTACTGACCATAAGTGCAACAAAGGCCGAAGAGAACCAGGCACTACTGGCGCTGGCTGAATACAAGCAGTCGGAAATAGACAGGCCGATATTATTTGACAAGCTGAGGTATGAGGAATTATGTCTTGCTGCAATGAAGGCAGAAAGAAAACACCTGCAATCGTACGAAGACTACCGTCGGCAATTAGTTATCATGGTTGATCTGATAGACGAGCATACAGCAGCCATAACAGCTACGCCAATAGCGCCGAAAAGGGATATGGTTACGGACTTAATCAATCACATGCTATCAACTGGTACAGCAGTTCGTAGCGAAGCCGCTTAATTATTCACTTCCTCATACATCATACAATGAACAAAGAAACTATTGCTACAGCCATCACCGGAAAGTGGTACAGGTACTTACCAGTTAGCATTAATAAAAACCCTGAGTTATCACTCCAAGAGAATGAGTGGTATCAGGTAAAGGTTGAATCGGACACGATCAAAATACTGAATCATCATTCAAAGTCCGCTTGTTGTCATCTTGAATGCCCCGAGACGCTATGCGGCTCAATATTGGATCTCGATAATCCTGAAGACTTCCACCCGGCAGGACACCAGCCAAGGCAGAACCCCTACGAAATATATCTGCAAGAGCAAAAGAAATCAGCATTGGCGCGTAGGGATCATTGCGTAGGCATAGCGGGAAAACATATTCCCGGATCTGTTACTAATCAAATCTTCACATCGCTTGCCTCTGAACACCTTGATACGGCCAAGCTATTTGAAAGCGCGATAGGGGTATATAAAGAAATGCACAATTAATCAACCGATAAAAATACTACAGAATGAAAAAGGAAACATTCCTCAAAAAGACAGGCCTTACAGAAGGTCAATTTGCAGGCGCCGATAAAATAGAAGGCGACCTTTACCTGAGTGCGGTGACTACGATTCCTGAGGGCATCAGCCTTACCGTTGGCGGCGACCTTTACCTGAGGTCGGTGACTACGATTCCTGAGGGCATCAGCCTTACCGTTGGC